GTTCTTATGCCATATATGGGAGTAACGGCACCAACCGGATGGCTTCTCTCCGATGGTAAGACAGTTGGAAGTGTTTCTTCTGGTGCAACTGGAAGGGCGAATGCTGATACACAGACATTGTTTGAATTGTTGTGGAATGCAACTACAAATACAGAATTGATTATACAGGATAGTGCCGGTAGTCCTACAACAAGAGGAGTAACTGCGGCCGCAGATTTCTCTGCAAATAAGAGATTGCCACTACCAGATTTGAGAGGTAGAATACCACTCGGTAAAGACAATATGGGCGGAAGCTCTGCAAATGTTGTTACATCCGCTCAGGCAGACGCCCTTGCCGGAAAATCCGGTACAGAAAATCATACATTGACAGAAGCGGAAATGCCAAGCCATAGACATACACAAGATGGATATAACTTGGTAACACCGGGCAGCTCTCTGCCTTGGTATAATTGGGCCAATGCAATTTTTGCAAATAATAACCCATATACAGGCTATACGGGTGGTGGTGTGGCACATAACAATATGCAACCATATATAACGATGAATTATATTATCAAACTTTGATAGGTAAAGAATGAGAACATACGGATTTACAGGAAAAGGCAAAGTAACAATACAGAAAGTGAGTGTAATGCCGGCTTGGACACCGGAAGATGAAGGTAGGCTTGTGTGGGATGATCCCAACAATATTCTTTATGTTGGTGGTGATACTGGTTGGATTGCTGCGACAGGAGCCGGTGGAACATCGGGTTCGTCCGGAACATCTGGCACATCGGGTGCCGGGTCTGGAACATCTGGCAGTTCTGGCACCTCTGGTTCCTCTGGAACATCGGGAAGTAGTGGAACATCAGGAAGCTCTGGAACATCGGGCTCAAGTGGCACTTCAGGTTCAAGTGGAACTTCAGGTAGTAGTGGATCATCAGGAACCAGCGGTTCGAGTGGAACATCGGGTAGTTCTGGCTCATCAGGTACGAGCGGTTCAAGTGGAACAAGCGGTTCTTCTGGCACTTCTGGTTCATCAGGAACGAGTGGATATAGCACAAATGATTATGCAGAAGATGAAACTGAAAGCACAACAACTGATACAGCATTACAAACAAAATTGACACTCAATTATACACCCACGGCTTCAGGAAATTACATTATTTTCTTCTCGGCCGAGGTGGCAAATACCAATGCGGCTAAATCAACTGTGCTTGAATTTGACAGAGATGGTACTGAAATCAATGTATCATATTATTCACCATCGTCTGCCAATGAATATAGAGTATATTCAAGTTTCAAGAACAACGCCCTTGTGGCTTCTTCATCATACGCGTTCAATATAAAATATGCAAGAGTTGGTGGTGTTGGTACGGCGATGATTAGGCGAGCAAGAATATTCATAATGAGGAGATCATAATGTTTACATATACATATTCAGATATAAGTGTGAAGCCATATATGGACGGTATTCATAATGATGTTGCAAGTTCCGATATGTCCAATAAAAATATCCAGTATTGCAATTGGAGTGAAGCTTCTCAAGAGTTGAAGATTACTTGGGATGTTGAGTTATCAGCCGGAGATAAAACAAAATTGGATGACATTGTATCAAATAATGACGAAATCCCAGTATTCAATACGAAGATTGAGATTATTTTTGAAGAGGACACGCCACCATCGGATAAGACGATGACCTGGCTGAATACAAATGATAATTTGAGATATATTTGGGATGATGATCGAAGCAAATGGAGAACATTATATAGGATGACATATATTTTTGCTTTTGATGGTGATGCTGATAATGAATATCTGAAAATTATGACAGTCTATGGTTCAACTACGGCATATCAGATGCCCAAAAATGCTGTTATAACCGGAGTTTCCTGTAGGGCAAGCGGTGGAAATAATTCAAAAGGTTTCAAAATCCAGAGTGGAGATGTGGAACTGTCCAGTTTTTCGTTGAGCAGCCTCGTATATGAAAATATGAGTAGCAATATCAATTTGACAGCCGGTGACCAGTTGAAAGTTCATTGTGAGGGTGATGATGGTGCGGTGTCCAATCCCATCGTCGTTTTGGAAGTTGCTTGGAGGCAATAAATGATAAAGATTTTGAAGAATGTAACTGACAATTCTATTTTGTTATCTGATGTGGGGAAAACAATAAGTTCCGGGCAGGAGTTCAACACGGAAGGTAGGCAGGATACATTCATCAATAGCGATAATACATTGACAGCCATCAGGAATGGTTATCTACAGGTAGGCGACGGTTCCAAGTTCTATACCAACGCTCTTGAGGGAGAAGCATACTTCAGGACAAGATTTGATGACAATGCTTTCTTGATAGATGGTTCTGAAGTTATAGAGTTTACACCGGAGATTGTTACTGATACACCAACGGGAAAAAAAGCTACCAATCTCTTTATGGACATTCTCACGATGTTGAAGGAGTTTTACAATGCTCCTGGCGACCCATTATATGAAGAAGGATTTCAGCCATTACTTGGTGAGAGTGGAAGGGAAGTCGAGCATCTCGGAAGAACTCTCAATCTGGAAGTAATACACGGTGACACGGGATGGCACAGGAGAGAGATAAAGTCATATGGATACCAAGCGCCGCTGAATTTGTTGATTTATTATGGGTGGACAAATTCATTCAATTACGCAATAAACAGCTGGGATAATGAGAAAGTTGCACAGGATATGGCGAGATATAATTTGATTATCTTTGGTGACGGTATTCAAGACCCATCCCACGGTGACCACGAAAATGCACATACAATTATAAACAGGATAAAAGTTCTGAACCCACAGACAAAAATATTTGGATATGTAACTTGTAACCAGACATACGCGAATTTCCAGACAAAGACAGATCAATGGAACGATATGCAGGTTCACGGTATCTTTATGGATGAATGCGGATATGATCACGGAATACCGAGAGACAATTTCAACCAGAAAGTAAATTATGTTCACGGAAGAACATATTCCAATATCTGTTTTGTCAATGCATGGAATATGGATCACATTATTGGAACTGAAAATGATCCGAGCTATCCAAATTCAACTTGGAACGCCGGCCTGTCTGCCTCTACATTGATTACTACAGATTGGTATCTGCTAGAAAGTTTTCCGATAAACACCACGGCATTTTCCGGTTCAGGTGGATATGAAACCAAAACGGATTGGAAAACAAGGGGAGATAAGGCGATTTCCCACAGAAACACATACGGAATAAATTTGGCAGGAGTGGGGATTATAAACAATGACAATGGTTCAGGCCAGAGTTTGTTCAATTTCGGGTATATTTCGTCATTGATGTATGCTCTGGAGGCTTTTGGAACATCCGATACAAGTTATGGTTCTTCCTCTGCCACAGTTACTTTTTGGACAAGACCGAATGTTCTGGGCCTTGGTAGGATTTGGTTCAACTCCGTCACAATCGCAGTAGACACGGGTGATGCGGATGTTTATTACAGATACACAGATTTTGCGAAGCTAAAGGTGGATTTTTCAACCGGAGCACAAGCTTCAAGTATCACAAGATTTTCAAATATTACATAAATACTATAGAGTAACATATTTTGGAGGTACAAAATGGGAATTGACAGAATATTTGATATGAGAGCACAGATGATAGAGAAGAGATTGAAGATGGTGGAGGAGAAGCTCCTTACCGCCAAAGACGATGAGAAAGCTATGCTTCTCAAGCAGAAAGAAGGCCTTGAAAAGTTCAAGACGCGTCTGGAAGAAATGTCAGATAAAAGGCCAAAGAAAAAATAAGTAACAAAAGAGGAAATATAGATGGATTCTTACGGATTTGACGGCAAGGGCCCGGTTCTTGTCCAGAGAGTGGCATCTCTCCCGGCTTGGACTTCGGAGGATGAAGGTAGATTGGTTTATGACCAATCAATTGACGGTCTTTATTATGGAACATCTGCGGATTGGGTTCTGGTATCCATATCTTCCGGTATTGTTTCCGGTGTGAAGATGTATTTTTATCAGAATACAGCCCCGGCTGGATGGACGATAGATGGTTCCGTGGCAGATACCCTTTTGGGTGTGAAAGGTGGAACAGGGGCATATAATATTGCCGGTGGTAGCCTTGCAGGAACTTGGTCACAGCCCGGTCATACACATACTGTGTCGGATCACACACATTCAGTAGTAATACCGGGCGATGCTGGATGGCCGCATGCTAATATAGTCGGTAATGGTCAACTTGCAGTCGGCCGTGGTCATGCGGGATGGGTTGATTATATGGTATATAACAGAACATTAACAAGCAGCTCAGCATCTGGTGTTACAACATCCTCCGGTGTTGCAAGCACATACAGGCCATATGCTGCAGTAGGAATTATTTGCACGAAATCATAATAGAGGAAACATAAATGGCAAGAACAAAAAGTTACGGTAAAGATTTTCAGGGAAAACTTATTCTTGAAAAGTTGATAACTCTTCCGGCGTGGACGGACGATGATTACGGTAGACTTGTCTATAATGAGGCCGATGATAAACTCTATTATGGAACGGATGCTGACTGGCTTGAAGTGGGAACTGGTGGAGGTGGAAGTGGAACTTCCGGTTCAAGTGGAACTTCCGGTTCAAGTGGAACGAGTGGCTCTGGAACATCAGGAAGTTCTGGAATATCCGGTTCTTCGGGAACAAGTGGCTCATCGGGAACAAGTGGCTCATCAGGTCTATTTGGTGGAGATAGCCAACCATATTATTTTGATACAGAAACATCCGGTGGAGATACTGATTCAGGTTATCTCAGATTTAATACTGCCGAACCATCAGCGTCTACAGCAATTTATATAAACAAGACAAACAATGATAGTGTGGATGTTGAAGATTGGATACAGGATATTATAGACAATGTGCCCGGAAGAGTAAGAGTATTTTCTGAATATGATTCGTCAACATTCGCTGTCTACGATGTAGATGGGGAAGTTACTGATGGAACACCGACATTTCAAGTGGCCACGGGAGCGGATGATGGTCATACGGATGAATTGATATCTACATATTATGCCTCCGCGAATTGGCTTGGATTTGGTTATCATTGTGGAGCAGCCAATACGAATGTAAGATGGCAGAATGTTACTATTCCTAATGGGTCATCTATTTTGGCCGCATATGTTACATTCAAAGCATATCAAGATAATAATAATAGCCAACCAATACTCATTTATGGAAACGATGTTGACAATGCTGTGGCTCCAACAAACTACACACAATTTCACGCTCTGGTACAGACAACAGAATATGGTGATTGGTCATCCCCCGGCACTTGGACAACGGGCCAGACTTATAATACAATTGATATATCAAATATTATTCAAGAGATTGTGAATAGGCCGGGCTGGGCATCTGGCCAAGCTTTACAATTGATGTTTTATAATAATGGGCCTGCTTTAGCAGCATTTCATCACTATGTTCCAAGATCATATGATGGTTACGGCGCAGGTGATGCACCAAAATTAACCATACAGTATTCATCCACAGCCGAAGATACAAAGGGGATTGAAGTTACATACATCTCAGGGAATGGAACATTCTCTGATGATGAGAGAATTGTGATTTCGTATACCGCATATGGAACATCGGGCACATCGGGCTCGTCTGGAACTTCCGGCTCATCAGGTTCTTCAGGCTCATCGGGTTCCTCCGGTTCATCTGGTTCATCTGGACAAGCAGGAACATCCGGTTCATCCGGTACTTCAGGTGAGTCTCTGGCTCTTACCACCGTTCCTATTTTCGATTCTGATACTCAATGTGCATCCGGTGCTGGATATACAGGATTTGTTATTCCTCTCGACCTGAACGGATATGAATTGACGGATGTAATTGCATCTGTTGCTACACCGGGCACGGGAACATTTGAGCCCGATATGGATATACAGATAAGGAGAAGAAGGTCTGGCTCCGAGGTTGATATGTTGTCAACTCCTGTCACGGTGGGTTCCGGTGAATACTATGCAAGAGATGGTGTAATAAATGCAAGTAATGATGATGTTGCCACGGGTGACCTGATATTCATTGATGTGGATACTGTTCACGACCCAACTCCTGCATATGGATTGTCCGTTGCTCTCACATTCACCAAGGCATAAGAGGTTTTTATGGCGTCTATTACCTCTACATTGAGTTTTGGTATTGATTATAAAAATGCCAATATAGGATATGCGTGGAGTTTAAACTCATTTACTGCGGGCCAGGCATCCGTTGGCTGGCCAGGCGGTTTGTATACTTACGATGCCTTCATAAGATTTGGGCCCATTTACATTCCACAGGGAGCCACAATAAACAGTGCGTATATAACACTTTTGGGAGGCAATTCAGTTACAGTACATACCTGTAATGCAATTATAAAAGTAGCGAGATATACATCTACGGCCCCCACAAATCACGTTGAATATGATACTATAGTCTGGAGCGACACTACAGTCGCGTGGAACAATGTGGAGGCTTTTGCCGGCTCGGGCCCGAGCCTTACTGCAAAAAGAAATACTCCTTCTATAACATCACTTGTACAGGAAAAGATTTCCGGTGCGGGATGGTCTGAAGGTGATTTTATACTGATTGGTATTCAGGACAATGGTTCTGATAGTGGAGTTTATCGCACAATACAAGGAACCGCTGGTGGAGCGGGGAAAACCCCGGTCTTGGTTATTACATTTACAGTCGAGAACAAATGGTATGGTCAGGCACAATCAACAACCGATATTATGTCGGCGTGGAGATGTCCGACAAACCCGGCCGTTGATGATCTTGAGGTTCCACCTTCAAGCTATGGTTTTCTTCCTTGGGGGGCAAGCACCTATTTTGGGCAACCCTTTTTTTGGGATTGGGGATTGAGATTTCCGAACTGTGATATTCCGAGAAGGTCTATAATTACATCAGCTAATCTATATCAATTCAGTACATCAGTATCACAGACCCTCGATGTAAGTTACGATATATATGCAAATTACATCAATAATGCAATTTCTCCGCCTAACGGAGATGAAGATGCCTGGGCCGCCCTCGTCAAGACAACCAAGTATCACAATATTGCGTGGACTACAGATATGGTTGCCTGGACTTGGTATTTGATGGCATCCGGTTTTACGGAACCACTCCAAGAAGCTATCAATAAACTTGGCTACAGACAGGGAAACGCAATTATGTTGATGGGCTTTGAAACTTATGTATCGGTTCCGAATACTACTTTACAAGTGACATCACTTGCTGGAGACAGTCCATATTATGTGGGTAAATACGCATATGCCCCGAAATTGAAAATTGAGTTTACAGATTATACGGGGCAACCCCCACAGGTAATCCCGTTGGTCTATATGAAGAACAAAGTAATAAAATAAATATGTAAGGAGGTGAAAATATGGCGAATGGTGAAAATGGTAATGGTTTCAGTTTTTGGAGTAATTTCTGGTTTAATCTGAAAAGAACGGGTCTTGATACTCTGGCTCTTCTTTCTATTATTCTTCTTCTTTATTTTATTCCATCATCTGAACTCATTTCGGATAACCCGAAAATCGGCCTTATCAGCATTTTCCTCGGCAAGTTGATGTTCATTTCAGCCGGTATTCTTCACGCACACATTACAAGAAAGATACTCTGGAAATATATCGACTTTAGCGAGGAGACAGACCCATATAAAAAATTGATGATTATCGGTTGGTATTTGATCATAATCTTCGCATGGGCAAGAGGCGGCTGATGATAGACTATATTCTCGACAAAAAGGAAAAGACCATAAGAGGTGGATTTATCAATGCTTTGATAACATTTACCTTCCTTATACTCATAATATGTGGTATAATAGACAAGGAAATCAGACAGGGTATCCTTGCTCTCCAGCATATTATGATATGGTTCTTTTCCGCCTCTTTTGGAATATGGTCGGTAAAGAAAACCGTGGAGTATGTTGTAGATGCAAAATCTCTTAAAATTACTGATAATACTGGTACTGATACTACTTCCAGCTAATTCATTGTCACTTGACAGGTGCGATGATTTTGTACCGGATGTGAGAGCACAACACATCAGGTATTTTGGTTTGCAATATCCGTGGTGGTATGGACTTGGACAATTGAGACAGGAAAGTTGTTGCAGGACAAAGGTGACAGCATTTGATGCGGGTCAGGGTGTCGCACAGTTTATGCCAGCAACGACAAAGTATGTCAGGAAATTGATGGGTGAATATGACCTTGACCCGTACAATCCTGAACATGCGATAAAGATGCAGGCATTTTATATGTCATACCTTCATCGTCAGAACTTTGGTGAAGGAAAGAAATTGTGGTTGACATATCAGGCGTATAATGGTGGATGGGGAAATCTCAAGAAGGAATATAAGAGAGCCGGAAACGAACAATGGGTGGATATGAGAAACGCCTGTAAAAGAGGAGGTGTCCAGTTCAAGTGGGGATATCTGAGTTTTTGTGAAGTGAATTACGATTACTCCATAAAAGTTTATAATTACGGGAAAAAATACAGAGGTCAGAATATTGACCGAATGAAATTTTGGTAAGAGGTTTTTATGTGGAATTTTATAGTAAAGTTCAAGACAATAATTATTATTGTTGTTGCGGTTGTGGGTTTGATAGGTGGAGGAGCATATGCCGTCAAACATTGGGGTGTTCCGGGCCTTCTTCAGGGGATTTTTGAGGATAGGTCACAGGAAGTGAGAGATCAGTACGAAGCGGAAATCCAAATCAAGGATGCTCAAATTGAAGCATATAAAACACAATTGAGTAAATCCAAAGCAGAAGCATTGAAGCTTCGTAGTAAAGTAAAAGAATTGGAGGCAAAGATACAAAATGTTCAAGTTCCTACAAGTGTCCAAGAAACTAAGCGTAGGTTTACTGATCTTGGGTATCCTCCTGTTCGCTAATTTTTCTTTCGCTGAAGAGATTTGTTTCACGGAAGAAAATGCAGCAAAGATAGTGGTTGAGCTTGAAAAAGCCAACATTATGAAAGAGCAGGTTCAGGCACTCAAAGACCAGAATATAGAATTGGTAAAACAGATAAAGTTGATGAAGGAAATTGTTGATTTGCAACAGCAACAATTGGATATGTCCAAACAGACAATTCAAACATTACAGGATACCGTCAAAGCACAGAGTGAGGCATACGAGAAACAGTTGAAAATGTCCAAGCCCAATATCTGGTATCAGATAACAGAATATGCTGGTATTCTTGGAGTGGGTATACTTATCGGTCTATTGTTATAATGTGTAATCAAGCGTG